CCAGCCCTCGAACAACTCACTGCGCTTCGTGTAGCCGAGGCGCGGGTCGGATGCGGTGCATTTAGCAGTCGTCTCGTTGTTAAAGTATCCGTCTCCGCCGTTCATCGGGCAACCGCAGAAGATGACCTCCTTGTATCCGACCGCCAGCATTACCTTCGCAGCGAAGATCGAGGAGCCTGCGCCCGAGGTGATCGGGACGTAATAGGTGTTCGGGAGGAGTTCGTAGTCGGCCTTCTTGCGCTGCGCGAAGATCGCCACATCCCCGGCGTTGCCGTGGCGCTTGATGTAGATGTCGCGGAACTTACGGGTCTTCTCCGGGTGGCAGGTGGCGATGAAGTGGCCCTGCATGGCGTCACCGGCCTCGTTGACGAGGCAGATGTTCACCCGCTCCCTGACCGCCAGCGCCCGCTCAACGTCCTTGTAGATACAGGGCGCGGAGCCGACCACCAGACAGGTGCCTTCATGGCTGTGCGGGTATCCATGCTCGACGAGCCGGGGATCGTAGTCGCCCGGCTCCGGCACGTGGATCATCGGTGGAAAGTCCACCTTGTTGAACTTTTCGTATAGGCCCCGCATCGGCTCCCCCTGTCGGAAAAAGGGGCCGGGCCGGTTGCCCGGTTCCCGACCCCATCTTCCGGCTGAGACGGATTAGTCCGTATCCGAGATCGTGATCTGCGTGCCGTCAGACACGTCAACGATACCCGAAGAATTGGACAGGACCGTGAAGAAGGCCGGGTCAAGCGTGCCGCCTGAACCTGCGCCGCAGAGGGCGTAGATCAGGTCGCCGACGGCAAGAATGTTCCGCAGCCCCGTGTTCGTGGTCGATCCGTTGTCGAAGTAGCCTGCGGTGTTCAGCGTCGCCCGCGTGTCAGCGGTCACGTAGGACCACATCGAAGGGGCACCCTTGATGGATGTTGACGCGACACCGGAAACCGGCCTCGACGTGTTGCCGATGGGAGCGAAGTTTGAGCGATCAAAAGCCATGTTCTTCCCTCCTATTCTTCGTAGCAGGAGACATCGACGAGGCCCTCGGGGTCCACGCAGACGGCTCCGGCGGCGAACAGACCGTTCGCCAGCCACGATGTTTTCTCGGCGATGTAGTTGACCTCCGTTCGGAAGTCGATGCCTACACCGAGGCCGGTGCTTCCGCGAGTGCCGCCGTGGTAGAACCACGTCGAGCGAATGTTCGAGGAGAGCGTCAGCCCACCTTCGTCCCGATCGTCCATGACGCTGATCTGGAAACCGAGCCAGCGATTGATCTCGCCATCGACAAGGGCCTTGACGGTGTTCTTGTCGAAGGTGGACGCATCGCTGTCGCCGAGCAGACCATACAGGTTATTGGCATGGATGCAGGCGTAGCGTTCCGTCATCGGAACGCCCTTGGCGTCGAGGAGCTTCTTGGCTTCACGGAACTTGGCCGTGTTGAGGTTTGTGCTTGATCCACCGATGTCGTCGCTGACGGTCAGCGAGGTCGATGCGGCTTCAAAAGCGTCGATGATGATCTGGTCTTCCCGGCGACCGATCGCGCCAGCGATGACGTGAGCGAGGTTTTTACGCTCGTCCACGTTCGTTTTCTGCTGGTCGAAGACATCGGTGTATTCGGGAGCGTTCCAGTCGGCGATGGTTGCCGTCTTCCGGGCATGGGCGATATTCATCGGCACCACGTCCGTCTGAGGGACGCGGGGCGTCGCGATGCCCTTGCCCATCGTCGGGAACTTGACCTGATTTCCGACGACGCCGGATTTCACCCGGATGGTCTTGCGAAGCATATTCCCCTGTTGGGTATATGCGTGCTTCACCATGTCGTCGAACTGTTGGATTTGGCCGTCGGTAAGAAATTTCGACATTCTTGGCCCTCCATGTTCAGGTTGCACTGACTACCGCAGGGCGAGTATCCGAGTTCCGTCGGGTCGCCTACTTCTCCCATCTCGGGAGCGTCGGCCTCGTCTTACCGAGGGGTAGTGGGCGGCGGGAGGGCCGGTATCCACGATCCACCTTTCGCGCAAAAAAAACCCCCCGTCAACAAAAAATCGACGGGGGAAGTTGCCCTACTCAGGGGAGGATCGTGTGGGGTTTATCGCAGCACCCTCGACGAACCTGCGGGTGCGGTCCCGTATCGCTTCGCATAAAGCCCATCGACCTTTTCTCGATAGGCGGCGTCCTTTTCGTATTTCTCGCTGTTGAGCATCTCGCGAAGCTCGTCGGCGGACGGCAGGCCGTCGTGGTCGGGAACGTCCACCGGGATCACCGAGCCCGGCTCGTAGAACTCGAACACCTTCTGCATCATGCGGACGCCCTCGGCGGTGCCGCAGGCGATCCTGAACTCCTGCACGTCCTGATCGTTGAAGACGCCGGACTTCACGAAACCTTGGCACTTGGTCGCCATCGCATCGACAACGGCCTGCCCGTTCTTGCCGATCTTGGCGACCTCCTTGACCGGATCGTAGGGCGGCTCCATCTCCGGCATGAGAGGACCGGCGGCTTTCGTGAAGCCTTCGATCATCTCCTTGAAGTCGCCCTGATTGAGGCCCTTGGAGTGAGCGAAGCCCTGCGCCCACGCCAGCAGCGGATCGGGTGTGCCGTCCTCGCCGGGATGGAGAAAGGTCTTCGCCGTCTCCTCGTCGAGGCCGTGTTTGTATTGCTCAGGCTTCTCGGGGCCTTTGTGCTCGCCGCGCGAGAACTTGGTCTGGAGTTCCTGAAGGTTCTGGTGGATGAGGTCGGCCTTGACGGCCTTCTTGTCGCCATCCCAGAACTTGTCGTCCTTCAGCCAGTCAGGCCGCTCGCCCTGCTGCGCCTTCGAAGCGTCCTTATCCGCCGCCGCCGCCGCAGCGCCGTCAGCGCCGTCGTCACCGGGAGGCGTGCCGTCTCCGTCGCCAATGTCAGAAGCCGCGTCAAGAACCGACGGCGGCGTCGCGCCATCGTCAGCCTGCTTGTCCGGTTGAACATCTGCCATATCTACCCCCTCTTGTTAAAGGCCGTGATGCTGACACCGGGACCGGGCTGGATCGGCCCGGCGTCAGCATCGTCCCCGGCTTCGCCCTGCTCGGCGACTTCATCGGCTACCGGCGGCTCGGCAGCAGCATCGACGCCCTCGGCATCAGGAGGGTTCACGTCGGCCTCGGGGGGAGGACCGTCCTCGGCAAGAACTTCCGTTTCCGTATTCTCGCCGGACGGCACCGAACCGCCGGTATTCTGTTTCTTCTTCGCCATCACTTGTCTCCTTTTCCGCGCTCCACCATCCTGAGAACGTAGAGTGGTGTCTGTTTGATGCCTTCCCGGTAGAAGCCGTAGGCTGCGGCGTTGTAGAAGCCGAGGGCCGGGTCGAAGGACGCGGTGCCATGAACGAAGCGCATCAGGTCATTGAGGACGATCTTTCCGTAGCGCCCACCGAAGACCTTGGCATACATTCGGGCCATGTCCTCCTCGGAGAGGCCGTCCTCGGCCTCGCGCTTCTTCGTGATCTTATCGACTTCCTGATCGAACCAATCCCACCCCTTCGCTTCGGCGTCCGTGTCGCCGATCCTGCCGGGGATGGGCTGGCTCACCTGCTCATTCATGCGCCCCCTCCGATGGCCCTAAGCGGCCCTGCGCCGCCTGAAGCGCCACCCTGCCCCTGCCCCATCATGGCGTCAACCTCTGTTCCCGGTTCGGCGCTCTGTGAGATCAGTTGGGCGACCATCTTCTGCATCTGGCCGCGCTCGGTCTTGTCCCGCATCAGGTCGCCCGGAACGCCGAGCTTCTCGCCGATGTAGCCGGGGATTTCCTCGATCTTGAAGGCCAGCGCCGTCACCTTCGGGCCGAACAGGGAGTTCGAGATTTCCACCGCCCGGACGATCGCCTCCACGTCATCGAGGTTCTGCTGCATCGCCAGCGGCGAGGTGACGACAAGCTCGACGCCCACGCCGTCGATCTTCACCGGCAGGTCGATGATGCCCCACTCCTCGGAGAGGATGTCGAGGGTGTTCTGCATGATCGGGATCACGAGTTCCTGAACGATGCGTCCGAAGGTCGCCCCCATGTCGGTCGCCAGCCTCCGCACCCGTTCGAGGATTTCCGCCGCCGTCCTCGGCTGGCCGGTCATCGGCGGCAGGTCTTCATCGAGCAGGATGGTCTTGATGGCGTTCTGGATGCGCTCGTATTCGAGATAGGCGACATCGAAGTCACCGGCACGCTCCAGCGGCATGATCGAGGCTCCGGCGGGATGGCCGGGGTTCCTCGCGACCGGAATGAACGACATCGGACGGAGCTTGATGGTGTCGGGATTGACCACGCCGTCATCGACCACCGTGTAGGGGCCGGAGATCGCCATCGTGCCGTTCTTCAGCACCATCTCGACGACCTTGTTGATGGTCTTGATGTCGGGAAGGGCCTGAAGCAGGGGACCGCGCCCCCGGTCCTCGTTCGCCGCCTTGAGGTAGCGGACGACGATGAACGGGTTGCGCGGCACCATGCGCTCGACGATCCGGTGGCCGTTCTTCTTTCCCTCGTTGTCCTTGGTCGAGATGATTACGTCGTAATACCACTGGCGGGTCTTGTAGTCGGTGTAGGTGATCTCCTCGACCGTGACCTTCGCGTCGGGGTTCTCCTCGTTGTCGCGGTTGTTGATCTCCGGCGGAACCTTGGCGTCGTTCCACGTCGGAACCAGCAGGCGGATCGGAAGCTCCCACCTGCGGAAGACCGCGCCGATGGTCCCGTTGACGCCCTGCTCGATGGCGATCTGCTTCTGCGGGATCGCCTGATAGAGCACCGGCTCGTCGGGTTCGCCGCGCTGCGTCAGCAGGGTCGCGGTTCCGAC